ACCTATTTGTAAGCCTCTGAAACCGGAATCGTATTTCCCTACTTACAATGACGCTTACGCCGCTCTCGTAGAGTACAACAAAAATCCGTATGATTTGGAGCCGTCCATTACAGTTAGGGAGCTTTACGACAAATGGTCAGAAGAGTATTTCAAGACCCTTAAAGCGGATGGTAGCATTCGAGCGGTTACCTCAGCTTGGGCCTATTGCTCTGCGGTCTACGATATGCGGGTGATGGACATCCGTGCTCGTCATGTGAAAGGATGTATGGAAGAGGGGACGGCTACGGTCAGAGGGAAGGATCAGCATCCTTCAGCAAGCATGAAGAACAAGATCAAGTCTCTGTTCAACCTGATGCTTGACTATGCTCTTGAGTATGAATTGGTTGACCGGAACTACTCTCGCACATTCAACTTAACCGAAGAGACGATCAAAGAGATACAGACAGTAAAGAAGGAGCACATGTCATTTACGGATGAAGAGATGGAACTTCTCTGGAGTCATGTAGACGATAAACGATATGTCGATATTATGCTCATTCAGTGTTACTCCGGATGGAGACCGCAGGAGCTCGGATTACTGGAACTTGAGAATGTTGACCTTGAGGGGTGGACGTTCAAAGGCGGTATGAAAACGGATGCCGGAGAGAACCGTGTCGTGCCGATCCACTCGAAGATACGTCACTTGGTCGAACGCAAATATAAAGAATCTCAGCAGGCCGGAAGTAAGTATCTCTTCACTTGTACGGATGGCCGCAGTGGTAAGCCAACGATGCTGACCTATCAACGATACCAGAAAGGTTTTGGGATGATTCGGGATGAGCTGAAGTTGAACCCTGAGCACCGTCCCCACGATGGCCGGAAACACTTTGTGACTGCTGCCAAGAAGGCTGGGGTGGACGAGTATGCCATCAAGTACATGGTCGGTCACAAGATTTCGGACATTACCGAGAAGGTCTACACTCAGCGTGAGTTCGAGTGGTTGAAAGAAGAAATCGAAAAAATACCGTGAAAAGAAAAGAGCCTGCGTTTCCGCAAGCTCAATTCGGTGTTCAAGGCTGTTCCTTGTGTTCCAAATATTCGACACCAGCGATTGTCAGGCCGATAACCCCCACCAAAAGGCCGATTGACATGGTGAACAATGCATTTCTCTGACCAACTTTCACTCCATCGTGAAATGAAGTTGCAGACAGATTGAGCAAAGCCATCAAGTGTTCTTCAGCCAGCTTATTGATTTCTGCCTCATACTTTGGTATCATTTTAGTATGTTTCATCAGAACAACCTCCCTTCATAAAAAGGGATGTCTTTTCTGCGAAAGGATAGTGTAAAATGAGCAGGATAGAAAATTTGGGCAACTACAATACAGCCCGAGTAATGTTACAAGGGAAGAACGGCGACCTGAATGCTTTGATAAGTGAGTTCAAAGAAATTGGGGCGTTAGAAGCTCTACCAAAGCACATTAGAACAGGGATTTTAATTGGAGCGCCAATAGGTGGTGCAGGCGTCTTTGCTGCCATCAAGGTATCGAACTACATCAAGAAGCGCAAACAAGCAAAACTAAAAGAGGCTGAACTAAAAGCGGAATTAGAAAAAGCTTTGGGACTGGAAGAAACTACTTCTGAACCAGAAGATTAAGATAACGCTATCGAAGGAGGGGACTGTTAGCAGCAGCCTTATCCTTTTCCTCTCTTTTAGAAATAGCGTTTTGTATTTTTATTCATCCCGTTTTGGCGTTTGTTGCGGTATAGGAATACTGGTATAGGAATGATATAGGAATAATGCAGAAGTTATCTACATCTCCACAAAGTTTTCCACTTCTATCTGCTATTAAAACCATTAGACTAGCTGTAATTAGTGGCAGTTAAACGTGGTAAATTTGATAGATCGTTTCTAACATAGAAGCAAAAAGTCCAGTATTTCCAATACTAAAACAGACAAAGTGTAGGAGTAGTCAAGAAGTAAACGGCTCTCCTACACTGTTTTCTGCTTCTTAAACCGCCAAACGAGCGAAAGAAAAGAGGAGCCGCTAAGCCCCTCTCAACTCGGAATGCTATTCTCAATGCATACTGCCTTGCATGTTGTTTGCGCTGGCTGCGATGTCCAGTTTTTCCGTCAGGAACGCGACGTCATCCTCTTTCATGATGTCGAGTTCTCTCAACACCTTGAGCGTGGTGACTACATCTGCACGTTTTTCCTTCCAAAGCTTCACCAGCTTCTTGTCGATGCCCATAACAGTTCTCCTTTCAATAGATTCCATAAAAGGAGATGCGAAACAGGCGGAGAAAACCTCAACGGCTAATCACTGATCTTTATCTGGTTTTCGCAATGGCTTTGTGGTAAACTTGGTTATCCCGCGAGCAGCCATCCCCAAAAGGTCAAGAATGTTATTACCGCTCACATCGTTCAATGCTCCGCAGGTCGTACATTTCCATGTCCCTTTGCGTATGGTGAAACCTCGTTGATTGTTCAGGTATGCGCCACAATAATCACAGACCCAATCGCAACCTCCGTCATGAGAACCGGCCATGATGACTCTCCTCTTTTGTTAGATGTATTAGAGTATATCACACCGGAAGAAGAAAAGAAAGCCCCGTAGACCCATGCCACAAAACAAGGAGGCACTGCATTAGCGCCTCCCGTTAATAATGATGTGTGCCAGAAGAACAACCGGCCACGTTACAATGTCAATGATGCCACCAAAAAATATTTCAGCTTTTGTGTAAGGGACTTTATTTTCTGCATACCCCTTGATGATAAAAGCCTCGACTATGATTCCGGCAATAAGGTAAAGTTTCAAAGCCATAGTTCATCCTCCTTTCCACATCGGACCATGTCCATTTGTAGAGCAAGAACGTTATTATTGACTGCCACTATTGATATGGCGCTCAATCTCTTCTGCCTTTTCAGCGAGGTCTTTAAGAGCCTGTTTAAAATCTTCTAATGAGGATGGCAATGAGGGCAAACGTGAGAATCTGAGCAGAAATATAAAGTTTGCGTTCACAATTTTTCCAAAGTCTGCGGAATTTGTCGAGCCAGCCGAAAAGACGCTCTACCACCCAGCGGCGTGGCAGAACGACAAACTTGTGTAATTCGCTGCGTTTTACTACCTCAACCTGTGCGCCGCAAATATCTTTCACCTGATTTGCGAATCGTTCGCCGGAATAACCTGCGTCCACCAGAAACTTCTCCACATGAGAAAGATTGTCCAGGTTAAGGAGAATCATCTGAATGGCTCCATCCCGGTCAGTCACATCGGCGGTTGTTACGGCTATGGCATGGGGCAATCCCATCGTATCAACTATAACGTGACGTTTGATTCCTGATACTTTTTCCCTGCGTCATAACCCTTTTCTTCCGCTGTATCCGCATTCTGTACGCTCTGTGCATCAACAATTCCAAACGTAGTCTTATCTCGCCTTAAGTCTTCGTTCCGTATCTGTTTCACCAGTTTTTGCAGCACTTTGTCCAGAATGCTGACCCCCGTTTCGTCCTTCTCCGACCAAACACGGAAATGGTAATACACACTCTGCCATTTGGGATAATCACTGGGCAGCATCCGCCATTGTATTCCACCCTGGATTACGTACAGCACTGCACAAAACACATCATACAAATCATATTTTCGGGGCCGGGTTGTTTTCTTTGCCCCTTCCAAATCCTCCCGGATCAGCTTATATTCTTCCCGGCTGATATCACTTGGGTATTGATGCATTTTCCCCAGCTCCCGCTTGTTTTTTCCTATTATCTCCCACTCCGCCATTTTTGTCAAAAGATTTTAAACAGGCTCTAAGACCTTGTAAAATTTCCTCCGCATTTTTCTTCTGTTCCTCGAACAAACGGATGGCATTAGCCAATCCTGATACCTCAATTTTAACATTAGGACCTGTCGGGGTCTGAATAACCTTTACGGACGTATAGACGTTTACATGATGGGTCCTGGTATCAAGTCCGGATTTCATCTGCTCATAGGTGTTCACCAGATGCTTGCAACGCTCTGAAAGCTCGTCTTCCCCATCAAACTCGAAACATAATCCGTAGGTAAACATATAACATGCCTCCCAAAAAACATAAAAGGGAAGAGCCCGCGTTTCCGCAAGCTCTTCCCTTTTGGGTTGAGATTAGAATTTCAGCTTCTCGTTGATCTTCGCAATCTGCTTCTCCACCTCGGCCTGAATATCGGTGTTACCGGCGGCCTTTGCCATGTCCAAGATTCGCTCCCAGGTTTCCATCTGGTCCAGGAGCATCCCCTTGTACTGGTTATCGGTCATACCCATTTCCTCACCCCCATTCAGAAGGTATGAATTGTTGCGTTCAGCCATAGCCTAACCAACCTCCTTCCATAATAGGCGCTGCGCTTTTTGCGCGTGGTTGATAATTCCTGCTTCTTTTAGACTATCATACCACGAAAGGTAAAGACTGTCAATCAGGCGCATTCGACACCAATTCTCATATCCGCTGATATACTATTCTTCCCTCAACGCGGTTGCCTGCATCGTCGAGTAAATCCTTCTCTTCTGCATCCTGCAACCCATCGTAAACTGAGACTCGCTGAGGGTAGCCCTCAAACATGATCCCGGTTACGACACTTCCGTCTGATCTGTGGGCCGTATAGCCCTTAAGCAGCGCCTCCGGGATCACCGTATCAGCGGTCAGGTCAATCAGCGTTTGCTGGCCGTATACAACCTTGCTTACCGGCATTCCATCACCCCGCAATCGTGACGGTGACCCCTCCAGCATCGTTCTCGCTCTCCGCATAAGGGATGGCGGCCACGGTCACCTTCGACAGGCAGTCGTATCCCTCCTCGGGAAGCACCACCTGCTCTTCAACTGACGGAACCACAGACCGCTCCTGGGCGTTGACCACTTCGGAGGCCTCCATCGTACCCGTGATGGCCGCGCCGCTCTTATCATGGGCAGTTGTCCCGGTCAGGAGCGTACCAGGAGTCACCGTATCCCCGGTCAGATCAATCAGGACCTTTCCGCCATAGACAACCTTGTTGACATTTTTGGTAGTTTCGGGCATAACGACACCTCCCTATTAAAAAATTCCCATCTGCTTGAACAGATAGCCGATAGCGATACCGATGACACCGCTGAACACGCACCAGACAAACTTCCGCCAGCTCTCGCCGTCCCGGTTTTCCAAGATCTCCAGCCGCTTCCCCTGGGACACCTGCTCCTTGAGCATGTTTTCCATGTTGGTGGCCAATTTCTCCACAGACGTCGTGATGGCGGCAATCTGCTGGATCGTTGTCTCGATAATATCCAACCGATGGTTCTGGCGGTTGTTCTCATCCTCCAGCCGTCGGTTTTCCGCATCCATGCTGCGGCGGAACTCCTCGTGTTCTGTGCGGGAAATATAGTCATCCATCCTCGTTTACCTCACTGTCTCCAATAATGGCGGTAAGGCCCGCCGAAGCGTTTTCCTCCTCCACATAAGGAATCGCAGCCACCACCACATTTTCACCCATAACTTTCTGGGCGGTGTCCAGCGACTGCGATACAAATGCTTTGGGTGTAACGGCGTAGTTACCCTTGTATGGGCCTGCGCCGTTTTTGACCTCAAACGTATGGGGGCCAGCGGCATCCGTAATTGTCACCACATGCCCGTCCTCAGTCTCCTGAATGGATACGGATGGGGAAAAACCATCCTTGCCCTTAATGGCTCCTCCTCCCTCTGCCGTATCCCTCGTAAATCGTTTGGAGAGGATCAGCGCGTCCTCCGCTCTCATGCCGCGTCCTCCTCCCTACTGCGGATACCACTGATCGGTAGTCCGCTCGTACATATAGAAAGCGCCGTTATCAATGCAGTATGCCGTGCTGCCGGTTCCGCCGGTATGTGGCAGTTTGTCCAAGTCCTTGGAAAGGCCATACCAGCTTTCAGTTGCCTCGGCGGGGTCTCCAACATACGGATTTGGCGCCCTGCTCATCAAGACCCAACTGCCAATATCTTCCACTTTTATACCGCCTCCTATTCTCGATCGGTTATCACCATCTTCTTATTGACAGTGGTGATCGTTTTGTCGTATAGATTCTCATAGAGCATAATCATACTCCTGCGCTGGGATTTGGACATCAGCTTGTAGTAACCGCCCATCCAGCTCTTGAACATGTTCTCTACATTTTCGTATGGAACATGTCCATTTTGAACCTTAACAGCGAGTTTCTTAAGCTTCTGCCGCATAGCCGTAACACGCTTGGGATTGATCCGGCGAATTATTTTTCCGTTGTCGGTGAGCGTGTATTTTACCTGAAGGTATTTATAGGTGCTGCTGATTTTCACAATCCGGGTCTTTTTCTCGTTGATATGGATGCCCAGCTCCTTTGCGATCTCCCGTATATGCTCCAGAAGATCCAACAGCTCCTCTTTTGATGGGCTCATGATGTACCAGTCGTCCTGATAGCGGGCATAGTATTTCTGACGCCTCACATACTTCACATAGTTGTCCATGCGATACGGATAGTAAATGCCGATAACCTGTGAAATCTGATCGCCGATGTTCACAGACTTCTCCATAAACTTCTCGCCGGTGAGCAATTCCTTTGGAATAAGGCGGTACTCCAACTTGTTAAAGACGTCGTCCAGGCAGGAGGCATATTCGTCCTCTGTCATGTACGACACATCAATTTTGAAGCACTCGAAGAGAACCGTCAGCAGCCATTCGATGAACTCGTCATTATCGAACAGCGCCAACAGCTCTCGTTTTGCAACCTCATGGAGAATATTGTCGTAGAACTTCGTGAAATCGCCTAAGAGAATATAGCCCTCATTTCCGTATTCTCGATAATACTTCCGCAGGTGTATCTCGAAGCGTTTCCGCGCATGAGCCATACCACGCCCCTTGACAGAGGCGGCATTGTCGTAAATAATCTTCTTTATGATCGCCGGCATCAGCAGCTCGTCACAGAACGCATGACGAACGACGCGATCATTGGTCTGCAAACTTGTAATGGGCCTAATCCGCCCCCGCTCGCGCAGCGTGAACTCGTCAGTCCTGCCATTGACCAGGGTTCGATTTTGTAAATCGCGCTGGATCTGGAAGATATGACGAAGAAAATTCAGTATGTACCTCTGAACACTTTCCTTCCACTTGCTGACCCTCACGGAGGCTTCATAGGCCCGATGCAGGGTGTTGGCGTCACAGAGGATTTCCTCATAAGTCATAGATATTCACCGTGATAGCAATACTTACCGTAGTAAATTGCGTCCGGGTTTGTCATTTATCCCTTTGGGGAAAGGACAGCGTCTCCTTCTCTGTTGGTTAGGCAGAGAGTCCGGACGAACCCCAAGAGAGTTCGCCGCGCCATAGTAGTACGAGTAACCAAACCAGTAGACAAGGGCGAAGGAAGCCGCCGACAAGCGCATTCAGACGCTGCCCTGTAGGTATGATTTGATCCTGTTATCCCTTTGACGCCACTTCTTTATCAAACCGATTTCTCGGTCGATAGCGCTGACAATTCTGCCGTAGACATTGACATCCACGTCAAAAAGCTCGACTACCCTCTGGAGTTCCTTGATAATCTGCTCGCAGTTTACAATCGCAAAGTTCTGATAATCCCGCCGCTGTTCATACTCGCGCATGGATGTCGGATAGATGGAGTTGGCCCCTCTCAGATTGTTGGTGAGCAGGAAGGCCATCTGGTCAATATTATTTTTAGCGGTCTGCATCAGATAGCGGTAGCGGCTGAAATTCTCCGTCGCGTCCCTCCCACATGCGTATCGGACGCGGACCAGGTGGTCCATGTCTTTCACACCAAAATCTTTCTGGATCAGATCTGTTAGCATTTTATGGAGCTCCACGGAACAGACGATCGGTTCCAGCTTGGACTCCTTGCGGTTGTTGACGAGCACGGCCATATCAATACGCCTTTCCGGTAATCTCCTCAAACTCCGCCTGGGTGATCCAGCCCATCTTGACGGCATTGCGCACCCGGGTCTCAGTCCACAGCTTCATGCTATAGTAGCCCCGGACCTTTTCATAGTTGCTGCTGTGTTCCATAGTCTTACCAGTTCCTTTCTAAAGTTTCGGGTATTGTAACACACATTTTGGTCACCTGCGTACGGAACTTTCAAAAATTTTACAGTTCCACGCCGGTCATCATGGCCAGGTACTCCAGATCGGACTGCATCTTCAGCCGCCGGAGCTCGCTTTCCGGGACGTCCAGCAGGACAAACCAGTATTCCTCATCCACATGGGTGATCTGGATCAGCTTCATGTTGTCGTGGGTTTCTTCGTTTTCGCCGTCGCTGATAACCACAGGAGAGCAGTTGCCGGCGAACATAGCGGGAGTGATCTCCGCATCGGAAATATAGTTGTTGCCGTTCAGCCGCAGGCCGGTAAGCGCAGTGCCGTCGGCCAGGGTAATGGCGTAGGTTTTTTCATCCATTTTGAATGCTCCTTCTCAAAATCGCCGCGGGGCACAAGGCCCCGAGATTTACTAACCAACAGGGAATGCCGGAAGAACCCCAATAGAGGACGCCGCGCCAGCGGAGCACGAGTGACCAAGCCAGCCGACAGAGGCGAAGTGAGCCGCCGACACAACATCACGAAGCCAGTAATCCTGCCTCGTCTTGATGAAGCGGGGACACACCGCCATCAGCGCCAACTGGGAGTTGCTGATGGTCCAGTTGCCGGGGACAATCGTTCCGTCCGAAGTGGGAGCGAAGTGGTGACAGCCATACACCATGATCTCGCTCATGATCTCCACGCTGGAGTCCGTCCACGGGCATCCGGACGGTCTCCCATCCGCCACAGAGTTTACCAGGTTTTCCCTGTGCGTCAGCACCATATCACCAAAGGCGGCGGCAATGGTGGTCTTCGCCGCGTTCAGCCCCTCAATGCGCATCTTGGAGCCGGTATAGCCGCCCTCGGTGGTATGGGTGTCGTTCATCACATGGTTGTAAAGGGCCGTGTCCGGCACAATGACCAGATGGTGGGGCGGCGCGGCAGTATCGCCGCAGTTGACCCAGTAATCGAAATCGGCAATCCGCCAGGTAACGTTGTTGATAACCCAGTAGTCCCCGAGGAAGAGTCCCTTAAAGGAGCCGTCCCGGATGGCCGCCTTCTGTGCTGTCGTGACCGCGCCGCCAAGGTTTTTCCCTCGGAAGGTCATTCGACGCTGCTCAGGCGCAATGAACGTGTCCAGCATAGAGAAGAATGCATCGCTGGCATTGATGGCTTTGTTGCCGGCAGCCGTGCCGACAAGCAGTCTGTCCGCAGCGGAAATGACGCTGACCTGGGGAATATCGGCCATTTTTACCCCCGCGATAAAGTCCCCCGCACTGAGCAGGCTGACCACAGCCTTGGCCAGATTGGAAGCAGTCATTGCTCGGTTACCGTCTGCGGTTCCTACCAGAATGTTGTTGTCAGCCGACAGGGTTGTGATCTCCGTGAGCTCGCTCATGGTCAGACCGGAGATAAAGTCATCCGAGCTCAAGGCCGCAACCAGACTCTTGGCCAGATTGGCCGCAGTGATAACCTTATTGCCGGCGTTGGTACCTACCAGCAGCCGGTCTGTAGCGGGAATTGTGTTGATGGCGGAAAGATCAGCCATCGCAAGGCCGGAAATAAACTCCTCCGAGCTCAGAAGCGTAATCAGCCCCTTAGCCAGAGCATCCGCCGGGATAGCCTTATTCCCGTCTTCCGTGCCCACCAGGAGCATGTTCTCTGCCGAAAGGCCCTCGGCCGCAGTCAGATCCGTCATGGTCAGACCGGAGATAAAATCCTCCGAACGCAGCAGGTCAATCAAAGCCACGGCCAAGTCGGACGCCAGGATGGTCTTGGTTCCGTTTTCACCATCAAGCAGCAGCACATCGTTGGCGCCAACCCGCTTGACCTTCTCATAATCTATGATTTTCATATCGCATTCTCCTTGTTATGTATTGCCCACGATGGCCTCCAGAGCTTCTACCCGCTCCACCAGCTCGAACACCACCTGGATGAACGCCTCAAATCCAATGGCCTTCACGCCAATGGTCTCCCCGTTGCTGTCCAGCACAGGATCGTTGCCAGCGTCCCGCAGGATCTGCTCATAGGTGTAATCAGACAGAAGCGTCCGTATAGACTCCAGAAGCTTAGCATAGTCCGTCAGCGCCGTCAGCTTCTCCAGCACCGTCTGCGCGTAATCTCCGGCAGAGGTTTCAGACTGCCTGGCCTGCTCCGCGAAAGCGGCCGCGCTGATTTCAGACGCTTTTGCCTCTGTCTGGCTCTTGAGCGCATTCTCTTCCGACCGCAGAGCCAGCTTAGCAGAGCTGTCCGCATCAGCTGCCTTCTGCGCGGCAGCTTCCGCAGAAGCCGATGCGCTGACCTGGTGCTCCCGGGCTGCCGCCGCTGAGACAGCCGCCTCAGAAGCCCTGTCCCCAGCCGTGCGTGCCGCAGCCAGCGCAGACTGCTCTGCTGCGAGAGCGAGTATCGCCGAATCCTGCGCATCACCTGCCATTTGCACTGCGTTTGCTGCAAACCGAGCGGCCTCTGTCTCGGACTGCTTTGCAGCGGATGCAGACCCGGCAGCTTCGCCGGCCTTCTGTGCCGCACTGCCCGCGCTGACGGCAGCCGCAGTTTCCGACGCCTTGGCAGCCGTCTCGGACTGCTTCGCTTTTGTCTCCGAGGCGTGGGCGGCAGAAGCGCTTCCAGCAGCCGCAGAAGCTGACTGACCGGCCTGTGCGGCATAGGCCATAGCGGAATTCTTCGCATTGGATGAGTCCTGAATAGCCTGGGAGGACTCGACATTCATCGCGGCAATCGCGTCATGAATGGACTGACGGACCTCCTCACCGTAGACAGCGGCAAGGATTTTCGCCAGATAGGTGGATACGTTTGCCATATCGCCCCTCCTAGTCCTCCAGCATCCAGTCGATGCTCAGAATTTCCTCGCCGGACAGGGCGCCAATCACATCGCCGTATTTCAGCGTCATCAGCTCTACCTCATGCTCCATGACATTGAACGGCTCCAGCTCGTTGAGAAATTCCTGAAACTTCGGAGAATCCATTTTGAGAACGATCCGGCCAGTCTCCCTGCCGGCGTCACCATCCGTCTCCGGTTCTCCGTATTTCTCCACGAGACGGTCCCTGAAAGCCGTATACTCCGTAAGAGACCGGGAGAGAACGCGGGTATTTCTGGCGGCCGCGTAGCCGACAATATCCCTGTGGGACAGCAGCGGCCGAAGCTCCTGGACCATCGCCACCATCTCCAGATTGTTGAATGTCTTTTTCATACTGCTCCCTTCTAGCTGATAGAATTCAGCGCACTTTGCAGGTTTTGGAAGAAAGCCGCGCTGATGGTGTCGCCGCTGTACACTCTGGCAGGCACTCCTCTGGCGGAGTTGACGGCGGCTATGGCGTCCCGGGCCTGATTGACAATAGCGGCAGAAATCGGCAGTCCGCGATAGACACTGGTAAAATAGTACGCAGAGAGACCCGCATACTCCCGAAACGCGTTGATCCTGTCGCAAAAGGCGTTCCACTCGCTGGCGGAAAGAGAGATTGTTGCACCACTGCTGACAACGCTCTGCCAATACCAGTTGTTGGGCCTCGGCTTGGTATCGCCTCCGCCGCTCTGACTGGGGGTAGTAAATGTCTGTGCGCCGATCCAGGCCGTACTGCCGCCGGAGACAACGCCGGCGTTGACTGCATATCCGGTGGATGCGCTGAGCCCGGCGAAAGTTTTGGTCAAAGACGAGCCGGAGGATCGGTACTGCTCATCCACAACAACCGCTGAGCCGGGGTTTCTGCGCACGTAAAAACGCACCATATCGCCGCTGGAAATTCCCCGAACCGTAATGGATACGGAGAGAGCTGTGCACGAATAGGTAAAGCTTGCCATATCTCCTCCTATGCAAACGTGGCTGTCGAGTCCAGTCCGACAATATGGCTCCAGTTGGAGAAAGTCAAAGTACCGCCATTTCCACGAATAATCGCCTCCGGACCAAAGCCGCCCATATCACGGTAATTGATGGTCAAAACAGGACCATAGGAGTCCGTACTCAGTACAAAGGACCCTGACCTGTCCGCCAGTACCTGAAATGTCTGGCCGATAAAGGTGCCGCCCACGACGATGTTGCCGGCCAGTGTTGGCGACGCCACGGTATTGCCGTTGATGAATGTCCCTCCGATATACTCGCCGTTGGCGATCTTTGCTGCTAGATCCTTTGCAGAGTCGGCGGCGGAGGCTGCTGCGCGTGCGGCCCCATTAGCGGCGGAGGCCAGAGTGTAGGCGGGATTATAGTCCAGATTATAATTACCCACTTGAGCCCAGTTGATGGAGCTCCCGGCGCCCATGGTGACGTTTCCGTTGATGGAGACCTCTCCATTCTCGGTGATCTGGAACGAAACCTGATTGTTGTCACGACGGCGCACCGTCAGACCATACAGGTCCAGATATTCGGAGGAGAACTTCATGCCATCCATCATGCTTCTGCCATTCTTGTCCAGGAAATCCTCCGCCTGGACAACACCGGCGAAGGTGCCTTTTACTGCCACCAGCTCACCGGCGAAGGTACCCCGCCGGGCGGTCAGGTTTCCCTCCTTATCAACAATAAAATTATTGCCGATATTAATAGAACCCGCCTTCATGGTCAGCTCGCCGGTATCCAGATTGAAGATGGTATTTTTATTGACGGACTCCAGTATTCCAGTACGGACCCTGTCCGCGCTCATGGTGCCGACGGTAATGAAGTTGGCGACAATAGCTCCGTCCATGGTGATAGCGGCCACCAGACTGTTGGCGTTGTTGTACTTGGGGTTATTCTTGTCATAGTAAGCCAGACCGTTGAGGTTCCATCGCCAATAGCGGGTAGCGGCCTTGTAATCCCTGGTATCGGAGATATAGAGCTCGTTGGTGCCATGCTCCCCCTTGGTGATGGTGATATAGCCGTTGGTGGCCATGTTCATGATCGCGTCAGCATTTTTCCGAGCCTCGTCCAGAATACTCTCCTTGGTTGGCAGGGCCTCAATCCGCTCCAGAATGGCAGAGCTGGCCTTATTGGTGCTCTCCGTCAGGCTCATGCGCTCGCTCTTGCCCAGGATGTACCTCGCCTGCTCCGGATGATCCAGAGGGAGGACGATCTTAGTCACGGGAAATACCTTGTCCATGCCGTGGAGGTAGGAGCGGCACTGGAGCTGATCCAGAATAGCCACCGGCTCCGTGCTGCCGCTCATAAGGTGCAGATCCACCATGGAGACCTCCAGCACCAGGTTCTCAAACTGGGTCTCCCGCAGATATTCCTTGGCCTTCTCCAGCAGCTGGGCGGGATCGGAAATATCCGGCCAGTCCACAACCTGCTCGATCCGTCCAAACTGGGCCAGCGTGTCGGCGGCCACATAGATGGAGCCGCCATTGACACTCTCCACAGTGGTATAGGCGTCCATATCCTTGATGGGGGATTTCTCCAGCTTCTTTCCCCTGGGGATAACCACCGTCGCCAGCTCCGTCAGATCCCAGGTTTTCGTGAAGTCCAGAAGATTTTTCCCGAACTCAACAACCTGGCTGTTGGTATTGGGATACTCGGCCAGATAGTCCAGATAGCGGACCCCATCCACCTTCCTCACACGGATACGGCCGCCAAACACTTCCACCAGCTTCCCGCTGACACACTGCATGGTGGTCTCATAGTTGGTCCGCCATGTGTAGGTATGGCCGTCGTCCGTCATGGTAACGGCCCCCAAGCGGAATTGCTCCCGGCATTTTGAATTGTGAACGGCCAAGAGCTGATTAAGAAAGCCGATCACCGTCAACCCTGTATACTCGGCGGGGGGCTGGACGCTGTCATTGAGGTAACCCAGCTCCCCCTCACAGGTGAGTATGCGCCGTTTCCCAAAATCCTCCTTCTCGTCCACCACCCGGCCAGACCAGATCTCTTCCCCCTCCCGGCATACGCTGATGACAGATGAGAGCCGCTTTACTGTGGAATAACCTACATTTTGGGGCGGGACGGTCAGCGTGAGGGACCCGGCGGAGTTCTCCGCCAGCGTCAGCTTGGCTCCTACCACCTTGTACTCCGGCATGGAGTAGATGTCCTCATGGATGCAGCTTCCATCCGAATAAATGCTGTACATTACAACCTCCCCTGGTGAAAGTCAATGGAGACTGTCCCGTTTCCCTTGAAATACAGGATCTCCCTCCCCCCGACAAAGAGGAAATCCGGGATTTGATGAATTCCGTCCCGGAGATGCCGGGTGGCGTCGATATGGACGGTTGGGTTCACAAACCGGATGTCCATACCGGCGCTCCCGGTCCCCTGAATGGCAAAGGAGGGGCATACCGGCGCAGAACCTACCAGCTCTGGTGGAAAGGTCTTCTGGGTCCAGGCTGCGCCGCTGGTGATGCGGATATTTTTGAAGAAAGCGGCGGTAATCACCCCATTCTGGAAGTTGAAGGGGTCCCACAGCCAGTCGTCGCAGGTCTTCCGCACAGACCACTTGTAGGGACCTACATTGTAGCCGATGGTCACGGTGGTCCAGGGAGTGGTGTTTTTCCAGTCCTTGATACAGAAGCGCCCCTCATAGAACCAGTTCCGGTCATCCTCCAGATAGCAGCGCATAGCGCGGCCATGGAGATAGTCGGAAATTTCGGAGTAAATATCCTGCCAGGCCTCATAGCCGTTGAGCCGCAGGAACTCAAAAGAGCCCTCCCGGTTGTTGAAAATCGGATAACCAGTCAGCATCTCGCTCAGGTCAATAGCGCCGCTTGCCCCAGGAATATCCAGGTAGGTGGTTTTCTGTGTGGGCGGCGCGAAGGATGGGAGGACGGGGGAAACCAAACGCCAGTCATCCCAGGTGTTTTTCTCCCCGAAGGTAATCGAATGGTACATACTACATATTCCTCCCTCTCCAGTTGACCAGATTCCCCAGCTCCTGATCGACAGCCGGGGCGATTTCACCTACCAGGGCCCCCGTATCCAGCACCATCTGCATCTGTCCTACTCTGTCAGACAGCGCGGCCATATCGCTGCGCAGATCCTGGATGGCGTTTACAATCCTGTCGTCCCCGGAGGACAGGCCATCCCGCAGGGTGTCGGTCAGACTGCCGAGCTCACTCATCTGGTTACGGGAATAACCCGCATTTTGAATTTGCAGGGCGTAATTCCTGGAGAAGAGTGTGTCCAGCTTCCGGGACCCGGCCTCCAGATCGCTTAGATCCAGTACCGGACGGATCACCGGCTCAGGGTCCCGCTCCAGAATACCGGACACAGCGTTGGCGGCGAAGGCCAAACCGTCTTTGGCGCTCTCCGCCACATTCCGCCCAGCGTCATAGGACTTGCTCGCATAATTGGACAGCGCGTTCACAAAGCCCATGCCTGTGAAATTACCCAGCTCCTCAAATACGCCGGACGGAGAGTGGATGTCTAAGGTGGTCTTGACAGCAGCTACCCCGGCGTTGGCAAGGTCAGTAAGGCCCTGCACAAATCCTGCCTTCTGCGCCTCAATGCCGTTAGAGAGACCTGCCACGATCTGCTCCCCCAGCTCTGTCCATCCGGCCTGGCCGAGAATGCTGTTTGCCGTCTCCACCATCTCAGAGAACTCGGCCTCCGTATACTCCGGAAGAATACCAACGGTCCTCTCAAAGGTAGTTTTCAGGTCCTCCAGCTGCTGTGCGGTGGTGGACTCCAGCTCGGACATCTGCTGCTGCCACACTGCCCGGTACTCATCCAGCTCGGCGGCGGCTTCCTGACGGAGGCCAGCGATTTTGCTGTTGGTCTCAATGCGAAGCCCCTCCAGCTCCTCCGTCGCCTGCCGGCGGGCCAGGGCGTGCTTGATGCCCCAGAGGGAGGCGTACTTCTCCAGCTCGGAGTCACTCATGGAATTGAGGGCCTTCAGCTGGGCAATGGCGGAGGGGCCCATCTCTTGCAACTCCTCCACCAGGCCAGGATCCAGGCCACGGGCGGACAGAGCGTCCAGCGTGTCCCGCCAGCTCTCAAACTCATGGACCTGGTCCATCAGGTTGCCCATCAGCTCCTCGCCGCTGACCTCCTCTTTTTCCGAAACCGCATCGAAGAGTCCGTATGCCTTGTACAGGCTGTCGGCGCGGCTGTCCAGGGCGCTGGCATAGGCGTCGTTCAGATCCTGAATATCCTTCTCCAGCTGTTCGTTGACAGACTTGACCTTATCGGCGTACTCCTGTTCCAGGGAGAGCCGCTTCTCGTGGTAGTCGGACTGAACCTTCTCCACGTCTGCATAGTAGTCCTTCTGGGCCTGCCAGAGCTGCTTTTGGAGATTATAGACCTCCCGATCCAGCTGTTTCCGCTTATCGGTGCCCTTGGCATACCGCTGCTGCACGCGGGTATAGGCGGCCAGTTTTGCCGCCGTGCCCAGGCGGTCATAGGCCTCCTCCTGCTCAATCCAGTCCATGGAGTGTTGGTAGGCAGCCTCAGCCAGCTCATTTTGAACACGGTACTTCTCCCGCTCCAGCTTTTTCCACTCCTCGGTGCCCTGCTTGTGCCGGGCCTGGACCCGCTCATAGGCGGCCAGCTCCTCCTCCAGGGAGAGCCGCTGGTAGTATTTCTCCTGCTCGATCCAGTCCATGGAGTGCTGGTAGGACTCATCCATCAGCTGCTTTTCCAGTGTGTAGATCTCCCGGGACACCTTTTTGCGCTCTTCAGCGGTGAGCTTGTAGGCTGCCAGAACATTCCTGTACTGCTCCAGCTTTTCCGCTGTGGTGATCCGGTCATAGAATTGTTCTTCCTCTATGTACTCCTGGAACGCTTCATAGGCGCTCTTGGCTGCCTGAGCTTTTGCTTTGGATGATCTCTGTGCAGCAGATGCCGTCTCCTGCACAACCTTGGTTTCGGTTTTGCCAGCGTCTTCCACCGCCTTGGATGTTTTTCCAAGCCATTCATCTGGTACAAGACTGCTGAGGGCCGACTTAGTAGCGTCAACCGCACCCGCTGCAACGGTGGAAGCAGCGTCCGCAACTCCCTTCCCGCTATCCTGAATACCAAGACGCAGACCTTCGCCAGCATCTTGGCCCGCTTTGTACTCCTCCTCAGAGGGGGAGTGGCTGTCCAAAGCCTTTCGTGTCGCGCTGACTACGGTTCGGCCCATATCCATGCCGGCATTGGACACGGCGCTCATTTTCCCGCGAATACCGTTGATGAGACCCTGAGCTGCGTCTTGGCCGGCCTTCTGGAAATTTGGAATAACAAGGCGAATACCTGTTTCCAGATTGGAGGCCAGCATTTTACCAGCTTCCTTCACAGGGAGCTCAGCCCCGTCGAAAGCAGATATAAAGCTGTCAACGCCCATATCCCCCAGAGCGGCTAAAGACGCGCCAAAATTACGCAGCCCCCATGTGTCCAGAGTCTGCGTGTCTTCTGCAATGCCGACGATCGCCCGGAGTGTTTCTGTGACTCCGCTCAACTTTTGAGAGTCTATGCCGGAAATATTCTCATAGTAAGCGCTCAGCTGATTTCCAAAGTCCGATAGATTTTTACCGAAGGACGCGATGTTGTTATCTCCAGTAATCCAGCTTACCAAGCCGCCGTTATTCGGCAGGGAACGCGCCAGTTCACTAAGCGTCCGCGCGGCATTTGCAGAGGCCGCGACAACCTCCGGATTAACCTTTCCGGAAACTGCTTGGGAGTATTCAGCCATCGCCTTACCAAACGGGACGAGCTGTCCGGCAAAGTCTCCGAGTGAAGAACCGCCTGTCAGCCAGGAGGCAATACCGCTTAATACGTCCGCCCCGGTCAGGATCAGGATAGCCTCCGCCAATGCCTTCACCCCATCCATCATGGAGGCGTCAATTTTTGACGCGCCTTCGATGAATGGACGGGCATTGGTCATAAATCCAGACAGGTCCGATCCGATTTTCGGAAAATGGCTGGAAACCCCGCCCATAAAGCCGCCGGCGATCCCTCCAAAGAAGGAACCGATGGCCACGCCGATATTCTCCAGCAATTTGCCGCCTTCGCCAATGAGCCAGTTAAGGCCCGGAATTTGGGCAAAAGCGCCAATAGCGGCGAATATCAGAGCAAGCTCGGCCACGACCACCCCCAATCCGGCAGCACCGGCCATAGCACCTGGAACAAGTCCGGCCACCGCACCGAGCGCCACCATCATGCCGGAGAGCAGACCAATGCCTGCGGCCCCAAGAATGAGCGTATTCACATCCATTCCGCCCAGCGCGTCGGCAACGCCGCGGAAGAGCGACGAAAATAGGTTTACGCCGGCTTGAATTAAATCCGGCATATTATCGGCCAAGCTGTTCAAAACACCAATCAATATTTTGAGCAGCGAATCAGAGATCTGCGGCGTATATGTAGCGAGAGCGCTCAATCCCACTGTTATGAGTGTTAAAAATGCCTCTGCGATAGCTGGCGCGGCCGAGGATATGACCTCGCAGAATACCACGATCCCCTCGCCTATTTGACTGATGACAGCCGGGATCATACCGGCAACGCCAACAACGATGACGGACAACGCCGCTACGATTGCTGTCGCTCCAGCTGTACCGGCAGCAGCAAAGGCCGTAAGGCCAACAGCCAATGCGGAAAGACCAGCACCTGCGGACAGAAGACCCGCTCCAACACCGAGAACGCCGGCGCCAATAAGAGCAAACGAGCCTGCGAGGGCCAGAATGGAGGGAATCAGCGGCGTCAGAACTGCCCCTGCTATACCGATGACTCCAAAGGCCCCTGCAATAGAAATAAGCCCTTTCGCAAGCGACTGCCAACTCATAGCGCCTAACATGCTTAGCGCAGGAGTGAGAATGGCTACCGCTCCAGCAGCCACCACCATTGCGGCCGAACCGCCCAATGTACCTTTCATGAGGTTTAGGCTGATAGCCAATTCCGCCAGGGCTACTCCCATAGCAGTCAGTCCAACAGCAACCTGCCCCCAGGAGAGCCCTCCCAACATACCCAGCACATGGGCCATAATTTCCAATGCGCCGCCGACGGCAATAAGTCCGACACCAACACCGGCTATATTTTTCGGCATCAAATTTGCAGCTATGGCAACCTCAGCAAGAGCTGCCCCTATCGCAGAAAGCCCGATGCCGAGCCGTCCCAAATCCATGCCGCCAAAAGAACTGACAGCTAAAGCAAATATCTTCATCGCTGCGGCGATTTCGATCATAGCTAAGCCAGAAGCAACGGAATGTTTCGCATTTCCGGCTAAATTCGTGAACAATGACACTTCCGCCAGCAGCCCACCTATCCCAGCAAGACCTTTTCCAATCTGTCCCAGGTCCATACTGCCAAAATCCCCGCACGCGGAAGCAAGGACTTTAATAGCCCCGGAAAGGATAAGAACGCCAGTTGCGGCGCCGACTGTTTTTCCACTGAACTTTGCCGTATTCAGAAAAACATCCACTTCCGCCAACAGTCCGCCAACACCGGCAAGGCCGACAGCAAGCCCTCCCAAATCCATGCCGGACAGTTTTTTCGCTGCTCCAGCCAGGATGGAAATAGCGGCAGACATAGCGATCATGGAGGCATAGGCTCGTGTGGTTCCTTTGATAGCCCCGCCGATCTTATTCATAACCGCCATAGCGCCGATCAGCTCCGCAAACATAACCGCCATAGCGCCTATAGAAATGCTGAGTTTATCGGAGTCAACCAGGGAGAGCGCGACAATGGATACGGTGAGAAGTCCCATTGCAGATGCGATTTTTAACAAGGTTCCGGCCTTCAACTGCGTCTGAAAAGCTTCCAAAGATCCCCGAACGCCGTCAAGAATATTGGTAAACCCCTCTATTGGCTCGGACACATTTGTAAGGAATTTACTTACCGAAAATGCAATTCCGCCAAGAGACAATCCGTTTAGCAAATCGAGAACGCCGCTGAAATTCGCATTGCTGAGTTTTTCGCTCAGCCCGCTTGTCAGATCCCCCAACGCTTTTGCTGCGCCGCCGCCAATCGTTTTCGTGAACTCCCAAAGAGAGTTCAGCAGCTTGAAGAAATTACTGTTTTCCAGAGCAGAACCCATAACATTACAAGCAGATGTAAAACCGGACTCCATATCGCCTGCTTCCGCCCCGATCTGGGACAATCTCGCATGAACTCGCTCAAGAATTGTGTGAAACAGCTCAAAGCCGGGGGCAGAGAACTTTTCGCGGATTCCGCTTATAAAATCTTCCACGGCCTCTGTCGCAGCTGAAACATATTCGGAAGTACGCTCGACAGCAGAGTTGAATGTACTTCCTTTTTGCACAGCCTGGTCCAGATCAACCAGCCACTCCCCAAAGCTGCCTGTAACGCCCAAGATGCCGCCGCTGAGCTTTCCAAGTCCGCCAAACAGCGGTGAGACTACGCGCACCATCGCCGAGAGCCCCTGCTTTCCTATATCCAATAGCGCGAAGAACCCTTTGAACGTGTTTCTCACATTTTTGGCGGTCTCTTCGCTCATTTTGAATTTTTCGGTTAGATTTTTCAGGTTCTCGGTAAACTGATAGAGCTGCTCAGATGTAGTAGCCGGAAAAATTTCGCGATAAGCTGTCTGAACGGTGGAAAAGAAGCCGGCAAGATCTCCAGCCTCTTTCGGGACCGCGAAGAGGGCGTCCCATGTATTCCAGAAAGCGGCGATCAGATTTTCTCTGCCAGAGAGCCGCCCAATCTGCTTGGCGTAGTCCTCAATATTAACGGTTCCATCCTTGACAGATTGATTTAATCTATCAAGCGCTTCTGCCTGCTCGGTGTTCAGACCAAGGCTTTTCAGCTCTTCGCTGCTGAGGCCCCGTGTCTTCTGTGTGAGACTTTCCAGGGACTCCGACAGAATGTCTGCTGTGAGCCAGCCCTGTTTCAAACTGTCCTCAAAGCTATCGGTGTTCGACGCCAGATCACCAACGGCGACGCCGTGGGCCAGGGCCGCCTCCATGATACTCTCCTTAAAGGCAACCGCATCGGTGATGCCCTCGTTCAAAAACTGTGACCAGCCGGAGTCCAATCCGCCGGACAACAGTTCATTGCGGGCGCTGGAGGAAGCGTTAATCATTTCGCTGAGGACGTCGCTGATCCTGGTCCACAGACCCTTCGCCTCCTCGAAGTCGCCGATGATCGTTTCCCAGCTCTCGGTCCAGCCGGATTGTACGGCCTCCTTGGTTGTGTCGATCAGCTGAGTAAAGGTCTTGACCTTAGTGGCTGCGTCGCTGGCTGTTTTTCCCATCTCCAGAATAGCCGCAGTCTGTGCCTCAGTATAACCCATCTCAAGGAGCTGAGCCTTTGTCAGATCCCCGGTAAACTTTTTCAGGGTCTCCGTCAGGATATCGGAGGACAGCCATCCCTTTTGCAGGGTCTCTCGGAAACTCCCCTGGTCGGCAATCATCTGGTCAATAGCAATACCGTGAACTCGGGCAGTGTCCTTCAGCGCATCCTGAAACACCTGGCCGCCCATACCGGCGTTGACCACTGAGTTCCAGTCCTGTAATTTTACTGTGCCAGCCGCCAGAGCCTGAGACAACTGGTACATAGCGGTGGACGCCTGCTGCGATGTGGAGCCCGAGACTGCCGCCAGGTTGGCGATACCCTTGATCGCCCCGACGGAAGTCTCCAGATCCACGCCGGCCGCCGTGAACGTTCCAATATTACGGGTCATCTCCGTAAAATTGTAAATCGTCATGTCGGCATAACGGTTCAATTCGTCCAGTGCCGCATTGACTTGTTCCAGAGTTGTTCCCTTGCCGGATGTATTGGCGAGAATGGTCTGCACAGCATTGATCTGTGTCTCATACTCGTCGAAACCGCTCTTAACCGGATCAAGCGTCAGCGCCTTGACAACCCGTTTTCCCGCATTGACAGCAGAATTGGTGATATTGGCAAGGGCTGTGACACCCATGACTTCCAGTGCGGAAAAACGAACCCGGACCGCATCCACTGCCCGATCCAGTGCGCCAAAGCCTCTGGCCGCTCCGTCCATGTCAAGCTCACGCTTGAAATTTTTAACAGAGGACATGGTCTTAGAAATGCCACGCTCAAATTGAGCATTATCGAAGCGCATCGCTAGGACCCGCTCCTCCACTGTCTTGGTGCTCACAGCTTAGTAACCTCCCTCCACGCGTTTTCCGCAATTTTGTCAAAAATAGGCTGGATCGCAGGGTTGATGTAGTCTCTTCCCTGGACCCAGCCTCCGCCGCGGGTTCCATGTCCGTATTGCAGGATAATGGCGATAGGAACCCCATTTTGAATATTGGAATTGTAAAACGCGATTGTCACAGAACCGTTCTTCTGTTCAATCTTATAGGACCATGACGACGCGGTCAGACCCGTGTCCTTTGGCGTCGCGGATGCAAGGGCCGCTACCCCTTCGCGCCCATATTTATCTAAATCCACATGACGGACCGTCTCCTTCACGTCCACCAGAAAGCTGGTCAGCTTGGAGAAGTCGCCCTTATGCCTGAAAGTGACCATTCAGTCACCTCCCTTAGATGCTGGGACTATTTACACTCTCCTGAAATCCGGCAGCTTTTGCCGTCTCAAAAGTGATGCCGCCCTCCTTATGGTCCGACTTGGCCATGTTAAGATAAAATGCACAGACAGTCCCATGAGCAGTCCAGGGGAGCCCAACCATAGCGGACAGCCACGGAAGAGCTCCCAAATAATCTGCACGGATGCAGTAGGCGGCCAGCAGTAGCCCGCCAACCGTCACTACCCACAGCAGTGCGCGTATGTCAGCGATCAGCCGTTTGGAGAATTCCATCATACCAGCCCATTGCGCTGGGCGAAGCGGTAGAATAGCTGGGCTACCTGCTCCCTGTTCAGCAGATCCTCCCACATGTAGTTGGGCTGGCCGTCCGGTGTGGTGCCGCTGCCGGCGAACAGACCGGAAGAAATCGCGTACTCCCTGGCCTCCCTGCTCCACTGGCCGCTGTCGTTGTCCCTCAGATCCTTCCGGTACGCCTCCATGGCGGTCTTGAACATCTGGTTAAACTTTTCCTGATCCATGTCGTCCTCCTTCTTGATCGGTCTGATGTACGCCCTGACGAGGCTCATGCTTCTGGTCCTCCGGAACACGCCGCCTCCGTTATCCTGACTGCCGCTGTCACCAGGGGATGTATTCCCCTCAATAGCGGTAATCTTACCACCGGACACGCTCTCCACGATTCCGGCGTGTCCGAAATTGTAGATGATAACGTCACCGGGCTGGGGGGTGGTGACAACGCACTCCGGATGATTCGCTTTGTACCAGTTCAGCAGGGCAGAGCAGGAGCCAGTCCGGAATGGCAGCGGATGCCCGGCCTGCGCATAGCACCACTGGACAAAGGACATGCACCACGGCTGGCCGTCCAACTTCATCCATGCCCCATATTTCGTCCGGTTGCTTCCTGCGGGGCTCTCGGTGGTGCCCAGCTCTCCCCGTGCGATGGTCAGTACGTCTCTAGCCATTGCCGCTGCCCTCCAATGCGTTCTGCACCTTCTGTGACTGGGTACCAAAATAGAACGCAATGACCACGGCATAAACGGTCATGAAGTCCTGGGAGATAGTCCCCCGCAGGGCCATGACCGCGAATACCACGGTAAGCGTCAGAGTAACCAGACTCTTAACACTGAGCAGGTTCCCCAGCCTCTTGATAATCGAATTGTCCATAACTCACCTTCCCTTATCCGCTGGTGTTCAGCCGTTTACGGCGATCCATATTCAAAGCGATATTTCGCTTCATGATTTCTTCTTTACTCAGCTTTTTGGGCGGCCTGTTCCGTCGATCACACTCCCTGATAAGCGCAATAAGGCGATTAAGATGCCATTTTTGACACTCAAACGGAATGCCCAGCGCGACCATATCAGCATAGATCGTCTCCGATGTCATAACGGGCCTGCGCCCATCAGGCGATTTGGATTTACATGTTCGAGCAGCGCTCATGGGATCTCTTATATAGCGGTTTACCTCCGCGATGTTGACGGAGGTAAGGCGGAGGTAGACATCCTGGTCTACATTCTGGGTAAGTGTCATGCAGCGAATATAGTCTACTGTTTCCTCATAGGACAGTGGCTCTCTGCTGAGATAAGGCTTCTTCCATTTGGCCTCCCATTTTGAAAGGGAAACCAGGGAGTGCTCCAGTTGCAGCGACACCTCCTTGTTGTAGACAAATTCCTGCTTTTTTTCATCCCAATGTTCCTGACCCAGGACAATGAGCTTTAGCAAATCCCTCGCCCCCCCCCCTATGACTTCCAGTCAGCTCTGCGCCGGAAGCGCCGCTCCATCAGCAGCGATAGCGTCTGCGAACTCAGCCTGAAGCTCCGCAGGGAGAATGCCGGCAAAGAACTTAGCGGCACGATCCGGATGCTGGAAAAACTCCACAAACATATCCGAATAGGCCTCCGTCTCCGAGAAAGCCTTGGAAAGCTCCGGACTCTTGATAAACCGCTTCCCGTCCGGGCTCTTCTCGCCGTAGCTGCTGAGAATCATATTTTTGAATTCCCGCATGATAGCGGGGTTGTTCTGCGCTGAGATAATGCGCTTCATGGAGTTCAGCCAACCGCCGTCAACGCTGGCCTCCAGCTCCATAAGCTCGGCTTTGGAGAGGTTGAAGTAAAAGTCCTCCGTCCGCTCCTTACCATCAAAGTCCTTATAGGTTCTCGTTTCTTTCAGCATGACTTTTTCTCCTTTCAAATACAAAAAGAGGGCCGCCAGCTTACCTGAATACGGCCCTCGGATGGCGGTCAGGCCGCCTTGAGCAGGTCAATAACCTCGTCAGGAAACGGCAGACGCGCATCGAGGCCGTCGGTACCGTCCTCCGTGGTGGGGTCCTTCCCGTACAGAATGTCCTCCAGTGCAGCCAGCTTCTCGGCATCCACAGTTGTGGAGTCGATCTCCATAGAGGCAACGGGGTCAAACCCAGTCACATTCACCGGCGTGGTGCTGAACTCCCAGGACATCTCGATAGCGTCCGGATCGTCATCCAGCGTATTGTGCTCCTTATCTGTCGGAGACGCCTGCGCGCCGTAGACAAGGTGAAGAACGTAACCATGCTTTTCGTTCTCCGTGTCGTTGCCCAGAAGAGTCCGATAGCAGAATCCGAACGGCTTCCGCTTCTGCTGGCCCAGCTTCACGCCCTTTACCGGCTGAGCAGTACCGTCGCACTCGGCGAACTCGTCGGGGTAGGTGTAGGCCTTGATGGTGCCGCCGTACTCCTCGGCGCTGATGAGCGTCAGGTACTTGTGGTTATTGGCCCACAGAGGCTTCGCCTCCGCACCGCTGGGGCTCTCCGTCACACCGATCAGGCCATTCCAGGGAGCTCCCTTGGTATACAGGCCGTCAGACTGAACCGGGTAGACGACGCCCCTGTCCGCGCCGGCCTCGTAATATCGCTTGCCGATTTCGTCCCATCTGCATCTCATAGTGTGATCCTCCTTTACTCGTAAATAATGTCCAGCCCATAGGCCTCCGCAGCAGCGTGCTCAATACGACAGCCTCTCGCCTGCTCCCACCCCTTGCAGAAGTAGGCGGCGTGGCAGTTGGCCATGTTCTCAAGGGACTTTGCCAGGAAGCAAAGCGGGATCTGGACAACCCCGCGGGCTTCCATGCTTTCCCTGCTGTACCACTCGTCTGTAAAAAGGGTGTTGACAATCTCATACCCCTTCTCGGTCAGAGCGGCGATGGCCCGGTCTCTGGTTGCAATGATCTCGTCGTCGGTCTTCCCGCTCATAGGCTGGGACACCATTGCTTTCATAGACATTCTCCTTATTTAATAATGTAGGGTAAATACCCAGTGGTTCAGGTTGTCCGCTTTATAATGGCGGACAAAACGGCATGTCGGCAGCAAAATTAGCCGATCTACAAACGGACTGTCCGGGTCCTTGTCAATTAGCGTCAGGGCATACTTCCGCCCAAACAAATAAACCCCGCCATTAGCGTACAAGCTCTTGATGTCACTCAACTCATACACGATAGCGGGGTATTGCATTTTTACATTTTCCGGGGGCTGAAAGTATGTGTTTTTTGTGCCGAGTATGCCGCGTAGCGTATCCCTAAGCTGCTCTCTTCGATTAGGCATGATAAAGGTCCCCCATCGTAAGAATAAGCCGTGGGTACTGTACGTCCACGCTGGTGATTTTCCATTTGGTTCCCATGAACTCCGCATATCGCATACGGTGAAAATTCTGTGTAGCAAACGGGTCCGCTACGATACTGATCTCATTGGAAATGCTTATATCGTCGTTGACCTTGCCGGTCTCCTGGAGTCTGCGGGTATTGCGAAGCAAATCGCCGTAGTATGGACGCTCTATGTATTCCGGTATGCAGGTATCCTGGTCATCGCCGGGTTCTTTGAGAAAGCCGACGATGCCATACCATTTCCCCATTTTGAATTTTCACCTCCAGGAACTCAGGCGGCCTCTTCGGAAACAGGCATCTCCAGGACAATGGCACTGTCGATCCGGGTCAGAGCGCCGGAGAGCCGGGTCTCGATCATCTGCTTGTTCTGGTTGAAGTCGATGTCGAACTGCTCGAACCGGGTGATCTCGCCGCCCTTGACGCAGCCCACAGTGTAGTCCTCCAGGTTGACGAAGATGCCGATCAGCTCATGCTTCTTGCCGGCGTCGTCGGTACGAACCAGGCCGTCAAACTGCTCCGCGGTGTAGATGTCCTTCACGTTCAGAGCGGCGACGATGTCGGCCTTGCTGTTGTAGATCTTACGGCCATTGCGGTCGCGGGCCAGCAGCATGGTGTTCAGGGAGTGTGGAGTGCAGTAGTAATCGGGGATGCCGGTGCCCTTGTAGCCCTCACGGGCGTACAGCGCCGCCTCGATGACCGCCTCAGAGTAGACGTACTTGTCGCCGAAATTCGCGCCGGTGTTGGTACCCTGAAGCTCCTTCTTGGCCGCCTCAAGATCCACATCCTTGTGAATGGTGTAGACCTCCTTGTCGTTCCAGATGGAGCGGACATGATCCTCGGAGATCTTGTGCTGGTTATCGGGATCGGGATCGCGGCCGTCGCCGACCATGATGGAGACAGCAACATCCTCCTTGAGGT